GCCCGAGAACGTCGCCGTCCCCGCCGAGGTCTTGAACACCAGCTTGATCGTCTTGGTCCCGCCAGTGTCGACCGGGACCAGCTGGGTTCCGCCGCGGGTCGAGGTCACCCCCGTGGAGGAGTTCGGCACCGTCCGGCGCCGCTCCGCGGAACTGCTGGTCGTCTGGAGCACATCCAGGCCGGAGAAGTCCCCGCCGGTCTCGGTCAGCCCTACACTGGCGGTCCCGGACGTGGTCGACATGGTGACCTCGGCCATGATCTCCAGGATCGCGCCGGCTGGGACATCAGGGATCGTCACCGACGGCCCCGCAGTCGTGAGGTCGCCGTAGCTGGTCGCGGTCGTGGTCTCGGAGGTGGCCACCTCGGCGCGGTGCCACTCCTTCGAGAACGGAGCCCCCTGGGCGGCGACAGGGGCGCCGCGGACGCCGCTGGTCGGGCTGGCCCCGCTGGTGGTACGGAACCCGGGGACTCCGTGGTTACCGTCGTCCTGGATGGCCCGGGTGACACCCCACAACCGGCCCCCGACCAGGAGGTCCGCGGCGTAGCTGGCCCTGACACCGTACTGGGGGCTGTCGGTGCCGCTGCCGTCGTCTTCCACCCCGACGGTTTGGATGACGTTCGGCGCGGACACCGGGCAAACCAGGTTCCCCGCTGAGCCGATGACGGCCAGCCCCGCGTAGCCACCCCCGCCAGCGGCGGCGTTGGCGCCGTCGCGGCGGGTCAACAGCACGCCGAACTGGATCGGCTGGCTGCCGGTCGCGGTGATCTTGACGCCGTTGTGCTCGTTACGGTCGGTCGAGAACGCCGGGAACTGCCAGCCCCCGACGGTCGGTGAGCCCTGGACATGCAGGCCGTCGGCGCCGCAGAACACCGCCCGGCCGGACAGCTTCGACTCGCCGCCGCCGTCGATGAGGACGCCGTGCTGGCTGGCCTGCACGACCAGCAGATCGACCAGCTCCGCGTCGGTCAGGTTCGAGAAGCTGAAGCCGTGGTTGCGGGCCAGGTAGGTCGACAGCCGCGAGCCTCGCAGTCCGCGCGGGTAGACGACGCTGGCGTCGGCGCGGGTGTAGCTGGTCGTGCGGAACCCGGAGTTGACCGTGTTGGACACGTCGATGTGCTCCAGCTCCCAGTCCCGGACCAGCCCCTGCAGCTCGAGGCCGACCACGCCGGTGCCGAAGTTGCCGCCCTCCAGGGCCAGATCCCGGATCCGGCCGCCGTCATGGTCGGCGGCCTGGCCATGCTGCTCCTTGTCCTTGATCCGCAGGATCGCAGTCCCGGTGAAGCCGCTGAGCGGCTTGATCCCGGCCGGGGTGCCGCCCCGGTACTGCCACCTGGGGGCATGGCAGCCCTGCAGGGTCCGGTTGCGCAGCCACGGCTCCCACGTCGCGCTGATCCGGTACAGCGCCCCCGGACGCAGCTGCAGGCGGCCCCCCTCGGGGACCGCGGCCGCCTTGGCCTGGAGCATGGCCAGGTCGTCGCCGCCAGAGGGGGCGTCGGCGTAGACGACCATCCCCTCCAGCAGGTCGAGCCGGTCGTCGGGGACGGCGTCCAGCCGCTGCCAGCCCAGGGCGGGGTCATTGAGCGAGCGGGCGAACAGGACATCGGTGTCGTCGGGTGGGCCCCACAGGTCCAGCAGCCCCTGATCGGTCGTGGCGCCGACCTGGGAGCCGGTGACCGAGGGGCCGGCGGCGGTCAGGGCGACATCGGCCAGCGCGCCGTCGGCGGTGAGGCGGACCTCGAACGGTTCGCTGGTGGCTCTGGGTCCGGGGCTGCGCAGGGCCGCCCGGACCAGGAAGTGGCGGCGGGTCATGTCAGCTCGACCTCAAGGTGGGTCGGGCCGGCGAGGCCTTGGAGGGTGTCGACCTGGGCGACCAGGTATGGCCGGCCGGCGATGGTCACCCGGTCCCCCACCGCCACGGCGGTGTCGGGGCCGAGGAACAGGGGGCCGTAGCGGGTGGTCGCCTTCCCGGTGGCGTCCTTGACGGTCCGGGCGGTGACCTCGAACCGGCAGGCGGCGGTGGCCGGGGGCCCGTAGGTGGGGGTGCCGTCGCCGTGGGTGCCGGCCGCCGGTTCGATGGTGCAGGTCTGGGTGAGGATCTGGGTGGGGATGGTGAGGGTCACCTAGACCGCCACCTTCCCGCCGAGGAGGCCGGCGCGCTGGAGCAGCAGCCGGGCCCGATCAGCCAGCGCGGCCGCGCTCGAGCTGGGCCCGGCGGCGGCTTGGGCGTAGGTGACGCTGAGTTTCCCGGAGGTGAACGACTGGATCTGGCCGCCCTTGACCGCGCTGGTGTCGCCGCCGTGGGCGTTCCAGGCTTCGACCTGCGCGCAGGTCGCTGCGGCGAACGCGGCGGCGATGTCCGGGTCCGACGGCAGGCCGTCGTCGTCGACATCGTAGGGGGCGCGCACCTGAGCGTCGACGACCTCGCTGGCCCGCTCGAGCAGCCGCTCGGCGTCGGCCGGCAGCTCTGGCTCGGTGACGCCGAGGAAGTCGGCCAGCTGGGCGGTGGTCGCGTACGCCACCCTGGTCAGGCCTCCGTGCGGGCCTTGATCCGCTCCCGCAGCTCGCTCGCGGTCCCTGTGGGGTCGAGGCCGAGCTGCTCGGCCAGGGCGGCCAGCTCCTCCGGCTTCCTGGGCAAGCTTGCCCCCTCCGGGAGCACGAGCGCGGCGGCATCGTTGGCAGCCTGGCCGACGAGGACCCGCTCGGCCGCCTCCGACTCCCGCGCCTCCTGCCGGGCCAGGGCCTCGGCCTGCTCGCGCTCGACCCCCTCGGGGTCCTCGATCGGGTCGACGTCGCCACGCGGGGCGACCGCTCCGGGGAGGATCGGCGCCGGCGGCACCCCATGCAGCCCAGGCGCGACGACCTCCGGGCCGTGGGGGTCCAGACCCTGCCCGGCGTTGGTCGGGGGCAGGAACGCCTGGCTCTCGGGGCCCGCGGCCGCCTTGCCCAGGACCGCCGCATCCCGAGACGCCGGGGCACGGCCGCCCGGGCCGCCGTCCGGGTGCACCGAGGCGGGGACCCGCGCCGGGGGCGTGCCGCCCCGGGTGACCTGGTAGCCGGTCTGGCGGAAGTAGGCCAGCGCGCCGGGCGCCAGCTCCTCGGCGTAGCCGGTGCCCTGCTCGAAGACGACCCCGCAGCTGGTGCCGGTGTAGTCGCCCTGCGGCGCCCGGACCGTCCAGCCGGCCATCAGGCGACCTTGACGTTGGTCAGCTTCGCGGCCGCCTTGGTGGCCTTGAGCGCGACCGCGACCGGGCCCATCTCGACCTCGCCGGTCTTGACCGCCCCGGCGGTGGTGAAGTCGGGCAGCCAGGTCCGCACCAGCGGGCTGTTGACCTCGGCGACGCCGTGGAAGGCGTCCATGCCGAGCCGGACCGCGTACACGTCGGTGAGGCCGGTGACGTTGGTGGTGCCGGCGCCCAGGTCGAGGTCGCGGGTCTCGGTCGGGATGATCAGGCTGGAGCTGCCGGCCTTCTCCCCCATGTCGATGAACCGGACCCCGGCGTAGGTCTCGATGCGGCGGCCGAAGGCGTCCTCGGCCTGGGTGAGGTAGCCGGCGTAGCGGGCGATCGACCGGATCCGGGTGATGGCCGCGGTGTTGGCCAGGATGACCACGTCCTCGCGGCTGTTGAGCGCGTCCAGCAGCGCATCCAGCCACTCGATGGCCGCGAACGCCTCGGGCTGGGTGTCGATGGTCGCGGCGCGCCAGTCGAGGCCGGCGGTGACGCTGCCGTCGGTGATGCCGAGCTCGGTCGAGGAGCCGACGAGGGCCTTCTTGAGGCCGTCGAAACCGTTGGCGTCCACCGCGGTGTCGCCGTTGATGACCGCGTCGGAGAACTTGGTCCGGGTCGCCTTGATCAGCTCGGCGAGCTGGAAGCTGGTCTCGGCGGCGGCGCGGCCCAGGCGGTGGCTGACGCGGTCGATCTGGAAGCTCCCGCCCAGGGGCTTGAGCTCGACGGTGAAGCGGGCCTTGGTGACCTCGGTGGGGGTGTACTCGGCGTTGATGGCCCGGAACGCGGCCGCCCGCTGGGTGGCCTGGCGGGTGTAGCCATAGATCAGCGTGCCACCGCCGGTCGGTGAGACGGCGTCGTCGAAGGTCATCGCGTCAAGCAGGGCGGAGCTCTTGCGGAACTCGTCGATGATCTGCACGTCGATGTCGTCGGTGGCGTTCAGCTTGGCCTGGGCCAGGGTGACCACGCCGGCCTCAGCGCCGAGGCTCGCCACGGCGAGGCGCAGACGCGCGCCGAGGCGGGCGGCGAGGCGGGCGGGCCAGTGGGCCCCGAGTAGGGCGGCGAGGAACCACACGATGACAGCGGCGGACGCGGCGCCGGCGAGCACCTGAAGCACGGGAGGTGGCCTCCTGGAGGCGAGAGAAGAACACGCGAGAACGGAGGTCCCGGTTCGCCACTCCAGGTGGCCCGTCGGGTCTCGCGTCCGCCTCCAGGGCGGTCATACGAGCTGCTCGGCCGCGCCCCGCCTCCAGGGCGGCGTGTGCGGCTGCTGAGCGGGATGGTGCGGCAGCCGGACAGCGGCTGTCAAGCGCCCGCCCGGGCGGGCTAGCGGCCGAGGCGGGCCGCGATCGCCTCCTCCAGGGTCTTGGCCCGGCCGCCGCTGCCGCCGTTGCCGCCCTCGAACCCGCCACCCCCACCCGAGCCGGCGAACTGCTTGGCCTTCAGCGACGGCTCGTCCTTCACCGCCTGCTCGATCGCCTTGGTGATCTGCTTGCGGGCCTCCGTCTGGTCGGCGGGGTCGACGTCCTTGAGGGCCTCGGCCAGGAACGGCCAGGCGAGGCGGCCGTTGACCTCGCTCTTGGCGGCCACCTCGTCGAACAGGCCCCGCAGCTGCAGGGCCCGGTTCTGACGGCGGAGGTCGGCGAGTTCGCGCTGCTCCTTGCGCCGCTCGGCCTCGGCATCCTCCCGCGCCTTGCGGTCGGCGTCGGCCTTGGCCTGGTCGGGGTCGTACTTCTTGCGCAGCTCGGCCAGCTCAGCCTCGGCCTCCTTGCGGGCCTCCCGCTCGGCCTTGGTCTCATCCCGGCGGTCGCCGGCCTCCTTGCGGGCCTTGCTGATCTCGTCGACCGCCTTGGATAGGGCGGTGGGGATCTCGGCGCCGGCGGCCTTGAGGGCCTCGATGGCCTCCTTGGCCTGGTCGGCCAGGGACTTCTCGCCCTCACCCCCGGACCCGCCACCCTGGCCGCCGTCTCCCCCACCGCCACCATCGTCGGGGGCGCCGCCGGCGATCACCGGGAACAGGGGCCGGCCGGCCCGGGCCCACCAGCGGCGGCCACCGACGAGCATGGTGTGGAACTCAGGCATCGCTTCCTCCTCGCTTAGAACGTCCCGGGCCCTGGGACTGGCTTGGCCTCCGCCTGATCCCCGAACCGGGCGGGTTCCCAGACCACGCTCCCGCAGACACAGACGATCGGGCCGGCCTGGAGCAGGTCGGGGCCGACCTGGCCGGGGGTGGCGGCGCGGTCCTGGCCATACCAGGTGCAAGCGGTGTTGGGGCAGCGCACCTGCCGGATCATCGGCCCCTCCGTTTCCTGGTCCGGGCGGCCTTCCTGGCCATCCTCGATCGGGTTGGGCGGCCCTTGGCCATGGCGTTGGAGATCCGGGCGGCCTTGCGTTTGCTCATCCCGCGGCGCCGGAGGGCCACGTACCAGCGGGGCCGCTTGATCGAGGGACCATGGTCGCGGCCGGGCATCAGCGGGCCCCGCCGATCTGGGTCCGGCCCTGGCTGTACCGGAGGCTGTTCGGCGACGTCGCGGCCACGTGCTCGCGGAGCTTGGCCATCGCCTGCTTGCGGTGGCGGGTGGCCTTCGCCTTGGCCACGTCATCGAGGGCGACCAGCTCCCGGCGTCGCCACTTCCGGACCAGCCGCTCCAGGCTGCGGGCGTACGCGCGGGCGGCTTCACCCTCGGGATCCGCGGTCGGCCCCTCGATCGGCGGGGTGACCCCGGGCAGGTACGCCGTACAGCCGTGGCGGCAATTTACGTGCCAGAGGCCAGCCGCGATCGCTGTGGCCAGCGCCGGATATTGCTCGCTGTGGCCCGAGAGGCTGTAGACCTTCCCCTCGTGTGGCCTGCAGATCACGCATTCGCCGGGAACGTCGGAGATGCGCACGAGGTCGATCCCGTGGTCGCCGAGCCGCTCGAATGCCGCGTTCAGGAGCGTGCGCTGGGTCACGGACCGGGTCGCGGCCTCCACGTAGGAGGCGAGTTCCCAGCGGCGGCCCCGCTGGTCGACGAACCCGGTGATGCCCTCGTCGGCGAGGCGGTCGAGGGCACGCTGGGCGGCCTGCCGGCGCGTGGCGCCCTCACTAATGGCCTGCTTGACCGTCCCCTCCACCGACGAAAGCGCGGTACCGGTGGGGAGCCGGGTGGCCTGGCCGGCGGCCCGCTGCCACGCCCGCGCCGTCTGCCCGGGGGTGTCGGCGGCGGCACGGTCCAGGCGCCACATGAGGTCCTCGACCTGCTGGCGGCGGGTCTGTTCGGCCCGCCCGGCTCGTTCGAGGGCGCGGGTGGCGGCCGCCGTCAGGGTGGCACCAGCGCGGCGGAGCCGGTCAGCCTCACCGTCGGCGGCGTGCTCGCCGGCGGTCCAGGCGCCGTCGACGGCCTCGACCACGAGGGTGAGCATCCGCGGGCGGAGCGCGGTCAGGCGGCGTTCGGCGAGCCGTCGGAGCGCGGTGGCGTGGAGGGCGACCGCGACCAGCGGATCGGTGGCCTTGAGGACCGCGAGGAGGAGCCGGGCGGCGGCGGGGAGCAGGGTGGCCTCGAGACCGGAGAGCAGCCGGCGGAGCCGTTGGGCGGCCCGGCTGGCTGATTCCGGCCGAATCACGAGTCACCCTGCTCGGTGTTGCTCCCCAGATGACGGTTGGCCAGCTCCGCGGCGATGTGGGCCATCTTCCAGCGCTCCAGCACCGACTCGTTGTGGTTGTCCATGAACCACCACTCCTCGCCGTCTGGGTCGGTGACCTCGGCGTACAGCACCCAGCGGGTGACCAGCGCCCCCTCGCTGCCGCGGCCGCCAAGCTCGCCCTCGTTCTGCAGCTGCTGGAGCAGCTCGTCGATGCGGCGCTGCGCCGACGTCCTCACGCCGGCGGCCCCTCACCCTCGTCGCCCTGGTCCTGCCCGCCCTCACCGCCGGCGCCGAACGGCTCGGGGGGCCGCTCCGCCTCCCGACGCTTCGCGATGCGGGCGACCTCCTCGGCCCGCTCCGCCTCCGTCCACCGCGGATGCGCCATCTCGACCTTGATCTCATCCGACACGGCCTCCGCCGAGTCGAGCAGCGCGATCGTCTGCGCCACCTCCGAGAGGTCGGACTCGAAGACGTCGCCGGGTTCCAGGTTCGGCCGCTCCACCTCGGTGCTGCGGCCGAACACCTCGCGGTCGATCACCAGCAGCCGCTCGCCAAGCCGCTCGGCCGCCGACTCCCAGTAGCCCCACTTCGCCCGCGTGGTCGCCACCGACTTGCGTTCCTTGATCCGCCGCGCCGTCCCACTCTCGGCCGGCCCTTCGATCTCCAAGCCGAAGCTCTGGGGGGCGTAGCCGCTCATGCTGACGACCTGGGCGAACAGCTCCCGACACGCCCCGACCAGCTGCTCGGTGCGGATCTCGAACTGGGCCAGGGTGATGGCCGGCTGGTCGGTGGTGCCAGGAGCCATGTCGAGGCCGGCGAACGCCTCGGCCTCGGTGTCGAAGCTCTTGCCCTCGCCGGCGCGGCCCTGGTCGAGGTACTCATTGGGGACGATGATGCGGGCCTTGGCCAGCCGAATCTCGCGGATCAGGGCGGTGAACGCCTCGTCGAGGGCGTCCATGAAGCCCTCGGCGCCCTCGAAGTCCGACCGTCCCCACATCGCCGCCACCCGGTCGGAGCGGAGGCGGCGGGCGGGCCGCTGGTTGGCGACGTACTCGACGTCCAAGCCACCGAGCGGGGTCATGTCGGGCAGGGCGATCGAGGCTTCGAGGCCTTGGCCGAGCAGCCGGGTCGCGTCCTGCTCGGCCAGGTTGACCTGTCGGCCGATCGCCTCCGAGGTGCCCAGGTACAGGCGGTGGGCGACCCGACCGGGCTCATGCAGCTCCAGGTGCCGCCAGGTCTTCTGGGGGTCGTCGTCGGGGCCGACTTGGCGCCAGAAGACCACCTCCGTGAGCCGCCCCCGCCGGAACGTCGGCACGGCGGCGTCGGCGTGGACGAGCTCCCACAGCGGGTGGTCGGCCACGGCCTTGTCCCAGCTGGCGACCAGGTAGACCCCGCCGAGGGCCCCGCCGACTTCCATGGCCTCGTGGAGGCGGTTGTTGCCGCCGTTGTCCCGCAGGATCTCATCCAGCCGCCGTTGGATGGGGCGCTGCTCGCTCGGCTGCTTCCCCTCCGACGGGATCGACCAGACCGGCGGCTCCCCCACCAGCATGTCGGCGCCGCTCTTGGCGATGTCCGCCGCCGCGGGGAGATGGAGGCGCTGGCGGCTGGCGGGGACGAGGGTGTCGACGGTCCGGGACCAGAACCCGCCCAGCACGCGGGTGGTGGTGCGGTTCACGGTCGCGTACAGCTTCCCCAGGCTGGCGGGGTCGCCGGCGTACCAGGTCGCGGCCTCGGCCAGGGCCTCGTAGGCGCGGGCGAACTCCGGCGGCGGCCACGGCGCTCGGGTGTCGGTCGGCCAGGGCACTCAGGCCCTCGTCTGCTCGACCGGCTCGTCGTCGGTGTCGCTGACCCTCACGTCGACCACGCGGCCGCCGGCGAGCTCGATCGCGTCCAGGACCTGGCCGACCACCTGCCGGTCGAAGCTGGTGTGCTCGCCGATGAGTTCGATGAGGTCCTCGCGGGTCGCCTGCCGCCGCCGTGGTGACATCCTGCCCCCTCCTGCTCGGTTGCTGGTCATCATGCCACGGGAACGTCCGGCTGCCGAACACCAGATGCCCCGCGCAGGGCCACAGCGGGCTCCTGCCGGTCGCACAGCCCTCCGGGCGGGTCCAGGTACCCCCGGAGGCTCCTGGACCGCTCAGGCGGCCTCCTGCTCGCGCCGCAACCACCGGGCCCACTCCGCCCGCGCCGCCATCGTCCCGTACCGCAGCGCATCCAGCGAGTGGTCGGCGACCTTGAGGGGGGCGTCTTCGCCCTTCTCGGCCTTGGCCGGGTCCCACACGTACCCGGGCAGCTCCTCGAGCAGGCCGCGGCAGCGGCGGTGGATCCGCATGCGGTCGGCGCCGAGCAGGGAGGAGACGGCTTGGATGCCGTCCAGGACCCGGTTGTCGGCGTCCATCACGCCGGTGAGGCCGTCGCGGCGGAGCTGGGCCTTGAACGAGGCGGCGCTCGGGTCGACGGCGACCCACCGGGGGGCGATCGTGACGCGCTCCTGGAGGACCCTTGGGCCGGCGGTGAGCAGCCACATCCGCAGCGCCGCCGAAGCGCCGCCGAGTACTCGAGGTCGGTCTTCTGCCGCATCGCCCGGACGCTGTCCCAGCGCCACTCGTCGGCCACATGAAGGCGCTGGTCGTCGCCGGTGCCGAGGAGGAGGGCGGCGAAGGGGTTGGCGGTGCCGTAGTCCACCCCCACCCACCACAGCTCCCGCATGCTGGGGAGCTGGTCGACCACGTGGGCGTGGTCGACGAACATGTCGTAGATCGCACCCTCGGCGATGCACCACTCCCCCAGGATCAGCCGCCGGCGCCACACCCCGCGGAGCTCGGCCTCCAGCGCCTGGATGTACTCGGCGGGCAGGGTCGGGTTGTCGGTGAGCTGGAAGGCGAAGCGGTGCAGGTCCAGCGCGTCCGCTGGCCCACCCCAGACGTCCCCTGATCGGGTCAGGAACAGCGCGGCCCGGTCGAGGTAGTTGACCTTGAGCCAGTGCACGCTCGAATCCGGGTTGGTCGTCGCCAGGAGCCGGGCGCCGGGGACGCTGAGGCGAGTCAAGAGCATGGCCCAGAACGACTCGGGGATGGTGGTGGCCTCGTCCACATAGGCGCCGGCGAGGGTGAGTCCGCGGATGCGTTCTTGGGCGCGTTCGTCGTTGGCGCCGGTGATGTACACGCGGCGGCCGAGCAGCCACAGGTCCCCGGTCCCGGCGTTGAGGCGGCAGCGGGTGGGGCCGAGCATCTCGACGAGCTGGTCGAGGATGTTGCGGCGGAGGGTGCGTTCGGTCTTGCCGACCATGAGCAGCGGCCCCGAGGGTCCGGTGCGGACGAACTGGAGCCAGGCCAGCAGCGACGCGATGGTCTTGCCAGAGCGGACAGCGCCCTCGTAGACGTTGACGCGGGCGGTGGACAGGCGGGCGGCCTCGCGGGCTTTGCCGGCCAGCTGCTCGATCTGCACCGCTACTCGATGCCGAGGGTGTGTCGCAGCCAGGCGTCGACCGCGGCCAGGCCTTCGCCGCCGTCGCTGTCGTGGCGTTCGATGGCCAGGTGCTTGTCGACCGCGATGGCGGCCACGGTCATCAGGTTGCGCAGGTCCCCGGTCGGCGGACGATCGAGCCGGTGCTCGGCGTAGGTGTTGTCGCGGCCGCCGAAGTTGAAGACCAGGAACTCGCTGTCCATCTGCCCGAGGGCCTCGACCGCCCGGTCGAGGAGCCGCTGGGACAGCTCGGCGCGGCGGGCGGCGTTGTCGGCCTGCTTGGCCGCGGTCGCGTTCTTGGTGGCCGTACGCTCGAAGGTTACGCCCTCGGTCTTGGCGATCCGGGAGATGGTGTCTGGGGAGACGCCGAATTCGCGGGCGAGCTGGTTGAGCTTGGGCTGCTCACGCTCGCGGAGGGCGGCGGCGATGGCGGCGCGCTTGGTGGGGTCGAGGGGGGCGGGCATCAGGTGGCTCCGGCGGGGCGTGTGCGAGGGGACCGTGAGGTGTGATGTGACCTGTGACCCCCCTTACGGGGGGGGGTCACAGTCACACACACATACCGCACCCCCTGTGTGGTCACTGTGACCTCACACCTCTGACCTGCACACTTGGGGAGGGTGTGAGGGGGCTGAGATCACAGGTGGTGTGACCTCGTTTTGCTTGGTCTGCTAGATCACACATCCAAACCGCCTTGAACAGGGACGAACCAGCGCTTGTCTCTGCCGTCGCCGGCGGCGTCCACAAGCCCGTCGGCGAGCATCGCGTTCAGCTCCCGGCTGACCGTTTCGCGGCGTAGGCCGTGCCCGTGCTTCTCGGCGAACCTGTCCACAAGCTCCCGGTTGGAGAGCGGCGCTTTGGTGTCCTGGAGCACGGCCAGGAGCTTGGCCGCGGCGGGCGACAGCGAACCGCTCTCGGTGGGCGCCTCGACTCGGGTGATGGTGACCTGCATGGCGCCGTCGGCGACGCTGACGCGGATCTCGTGGTCGCGGTGGAGGTAGCCGCGGCGGTCCTTGGGGATCTTGAGCTTGAGCAGACCGTCCTGGTGGCGGGAGAACGACCGGGTTGGGTCGACCATCATGGCCACGTCGCAGAACTGGAGCTTGGCGCCTGAGCCGCGGGCGTAGCGGCCGCCGGCGAGCTGGTCCTTGGTGATGTGGTCGATTACGACCACGGCGGTGTGGTGGAGGCGGGCGGTGGCGAGCAGGATGCCCTTGTAGAAGCGGGTGACGTCGGCGGCGTGGTTCTCGTCGTGGCCGGCGAGGGTGAGGAACGCGGCGGAGCTGTCGGCGCCGACCAGGGCGGGCCGCTGGTCGGCGAGGAGCTGGTTGAGGCCTTCACGGTCGGCCTGGTCCCAGGTGCGGGTGGGGAACTCGACGTAGGCGAGCCGGTCGAGCTGGTCGGGGGTGGCGCCGAGGGCGAGGAACTTCTCGGTGACGACCTCGCGGCCGCCTTCCTCGTCCAGCAGCACGACGCGCTCGCCGGTCTGGAGGAGCTGGAGCATCCACAGGTACAGCAGGGTGCTCTTGCCGCTGTCGGGGGGGCCGGCCAGGGAGTGGAGGTAGCCGCGATAGAGCAGGTCGCCACACAGCAGGGTGGGTGGGTCGATGCCGTGGGCGGCGAGGGCGGCGAGGTCGGTGAGGGGGAACGGGCGGGCTTCTGGGCGGTGGCCGTTGCGGGTGGGGTCGGCGCGGTCGACCTCCAGGAACAGGCGTTCCCAGTAGCCGGTGTCCAGTTCGGTCACGATGGGGCTTCCAGCAGGCTGAGCTGGGCGGCCCGGGCCCGGGCCGCCGGGTTGAACCACAGGCACTCAACCGCGTCACCGCCGGCGTCGGTCGAGGCCGTCCGGGTGATCCGATACCAGTCGCCGTACAGCTCGCGGTACAGGTCGCTCGGATAGCCGGACAGCACCACCATGCCGGCCAGGTCGTGGAGGACCTCGGCGAGGACCTGGTGGTCGGCGTCGTCGAGTTCGTGCAGGTAGCGGCAGCGGTGCTCGGGATCGTGACGGGCTGTCTGCACATAGGGCGGGTCGATGTAGTGGAGGGTGCCTGGGCGGTCGTAGCGGCCGAGCACGGTCAGCGCGTCGGTGTGCTCGATCTGGACGTGCTTGAGCCGGGCGGCGGCCGCGTGGAGGTGGCCGGTGGAGGTGAAGTCGTCGGCGTCCTGGCCGACCCGGGCGGCTGGGTCGACCATGTACTTCCAGCCGTGGCTCCAGCGTCCGCCGGCGGCGCCGATGCGGCCTTGCATGGCGAGGACGTAGAAGCGGCGGGCATCCTCCAGCGGGTCGTCGGCCAGGGCCCGGGCCTGCTCGTACTCCTCGCGGGCATAGGGGGTCAGGGCGACCAGGGCGATCAGCGCGGGGCCCTGGTCGCGGAGGACGCGGAAGAAGTTGACCAGCCGGCCGTGCAGGTCGTTCCAGGTCTCGATCTTGGCCGGGGGTTTGCGGAGCAGGATCGAGGCGGCGCCGCCGTAGGGCTCGACGTAGGCGTCATGGGGTGGCAGGTGGCTGATGATCCATGGGGCGAGACGCCACTTGCCGCCGTACCAACGCAGCGCCGGCCGGGCTGGCCCGCTCACTGGCCGTAGCCCTGGTCGCGGAGCGCCCGGGCCGCGGCCGCATAGTCGCCGGCGTGGTGCAGCAGGGTGTAGGCGGCGAACAGGCTGTACTCGCGGTCGGGTTCGAAGGGCTGGCACGCCGGATCCGAGGAGAAGACGTACAGCTCGTTGCGGCCGTGATGGTTCACGGTGGCGCTGGGGCCGTGGGGTTTGCCGGGGCGGGTGAGCCGCAGCTCGGCGCCGAGGCGGCCGGTGACCCGCCAGCCGAGGGGTTCGAGGAGCTGGGGCCAGTGGGCGCGGCGGTTGTAGTCGTCCCCGGGCCGGCTGCCGTCCCGCGCCGCCGGTGGGAGGTCGATCGGGGGTCGGGCCCGGGCGGCCTGGTGGTCGACGAAGGCCTGGGTGAGCGCGGCGGGGAGTGCGGGGAGCTGGTCGGGGAGGGGGCCCTGCCAGCGGTACACCCGGCCGCTCGGGTGCACTGATGGTGGGGCGATGACGTAGCCCTTGTGGCCCAGCCAGTCCAAGTGGGGGCGGAGCCCGCGGATGCGCTCTCGTCCGGTGGGGGCGAACCAGTAGTGGCGGCCGCCGTCGGGCCGGCCCGAGAGGCTGGCGACCCAGCCGGCCGGGGTGACGGCGAGGTCCTGGAGGAGCTGGTGGAGGGCGGCGCGGCCGTCGGGGCCGTCGACGTCGAGGACGTCACAGGCGTGGCCGCAGGCGATCCCGATGTTGGCCCGTGGCCACCTGGCCCACCACTCCTGGACCTGGGTGGGCTCGGTGGTGGCGTCGTGGAAGCCGTGGCGGGTGAGGGGGGTCTTGGCGCGGCCCTTGAGGGGAAACACCGGCCAGCCGCGGCCCGCGTAGATGAGCGCGGCGGCGGGGAGGCGTGCGGGGGTGCGCGGCGGGTGGTGCCCGGGACTTCGGGTGGTGAGGACCTCAGACATGCGGCTCCCCTTCTGCTATCAGGGGGAGCGCCCGGTGCTGTAGAGTCAGCAGACAGGACGCTTACCCGTCCTCGGCGTGGCCCCGGGAACCCCCACAGGTGTCCGGGGCCTTGCCATGTCTGGTCATCCTACCTCTCGGACGCTCGTCTGCCGAACATGAGCGTCCGGCTGCCGTGCGCACCGGCCAGGGTTGGGGAGGTGCTCGGCGCCGGGGACGGTGCCGGCTGGGGCGAGCTCGAGCTTGGGCCCGGGGGTGTCGGGGGGTTGGAGGTCGGCGAGCCATTCGTCGAGCTCCAGGTCGGTCATGCGCTCGACGGTCACGACTGGCCACCCCATTTGGTCGTCTTGCTACCAGGCATCGAGCAGCTCCTCCAGGGTGTCCCCGATGGCGTAGCCGCCCTTGTGTCGGGCTGGCCCCGGGCCGCGGGGCCGCGTTGTCTGCTGGGCGACCCGGGCGCCGCGGCGTTCGGCGGCGTACTGCCGGTGGGCTTCGCGGCAGCACTCCAGGCGGCAACCGGCCTGGTAGGTGCTCTCGGTGCCATGGGTTCGGCCCGGCGCTCCCTTGGCCATCAGGAACCTCCGTGCTGGTCGAGGACCCGGCGGGCTTCCTGGAGGCGGACGAACAGCTCCGGGTCGCCTCGGTCCCGGGGCTTGGTGGGGGCGCCGGGCCAGGTGTCGCCGATGGGTCGGAAGCGGGCGTTGGGGATGAACATCACAGCCGCCCTCCGGTGCTGACGGTCTCGGCCAGGACTGGCCAGTCGATGACCGGCTGGCCCTTCCTTGGGCCCTTCTTGGTGACCAGGGCATGCAGGGCGTCCCGCTGGGCCTTGGGGACGACGGACTCGCCGAGGTAGTGGTCGAGGGCCATGGCCCGCAACCACAGGGCGTCGGCTTCGTTGTCGTCGTGGCCCTGGTAGCCGAGCCGCCGGATCGCGGCCGCGAGGACCTGGTCCTTGCCGGCGCCGCCGTCGCCCGTCGCGTACTTCGCCCGGCTGCTGGGGGCGACGTCAACGGAGCGGACCCCGGTCTCGTAGAGGGCGACGCGGAGCACCCCGCCAAGCTCGCCAAGGGCATGGGCGGCGTGGCGGCTTGCATGCGAATAGCCCTCCACCGTAACGATAGCGGCGCCTTGGCAGGCCTCCAGGGTCGCGTCTCGGAGGTAGACCAGCCGAGCAGGCCCCCGAAGGCGGTCAGGCGGCTTCACCGCCCAAACCCGCTCGGGAGTCGCAAGGCCAAGCGCCGTGAGGGAGGGATCGATCCCGACCAGCCTCATGCGACATGCCCCCAGTTGCGCCGCTTGATGACGTTCCGGATGAGCGCGGGGCTGACGCCGAACCTGGTGGCGAGGCTGGCGTAGGTCTCTCCACCAGCGGCGTAGGCGGCTCGGATGGCGCGCACACTGTCGACGGTGAGCTTGGCCTGGGATTGCTGCTCACCGCGAGGCCGTCGCTCAAGGTGAAGGCGGGAGCCATTGCGGTCGCCCGCTGCTACTCCACGGCGGCCCTTGGCAGCCATATCGTCGTAGTTGTCCTTGCTGGACCCGACGAACAGGTGCTCTAGGCGAACACAGGGCGGGTTGTCGCAGTGGTGGCAGAGGATCATGCCCTGGGGGATTGATCTTCCGCCCAGCTTCCACGCAACCCGATGGGCAGGCTGGATGCGGCCCTCGAAGTAGAAGTGGCCATAGCCGCTTGGAGCCTTGGCGCCGGTCCAGACCCAGCAGTCCCCTGACCGGTCGACCTTCAGCGAGAACCGGCGCACGTCGTCCCCGACGATCCTCATGGGGTCACCGCCGGGTACTCGTCCCAGGTGCGCCCGTCCAGCTCGCGGCCGGCGGCCTTCTTGCCGACCCGGCAGACGTACTCCTGGCCGACCAGCTGCTCGGGGGCGCGCTCGCGGAGGTCAGGGTCGAGGTCGGCGGCTGGGGCCCACTCGCCCCACTGCTTGAAGAAGAACGCCACCCCGGCAGCTACAGCCTGGGTTCGGAGCGTCCGGGCCCAGTCGGGCTGCATCGGCCGCGCCGCCGGGCCGCTCTCACCACCAGCGATGACCCAGTGGAGCGGCGGCGGGGAGTGATCAGCACACGGCCGGGGCCCGGAAGCGCCCGCGTCACGCCAGAGCGAGCAGGGACGACATCCCGGATGCAGCACGAAAGCCTCCAGATCGACCGGCCCCAGCAGCGGCTCGCAGGACAGGAACCGGACGGCGGCCGGGGTCTCCAGCAGCTTCGGGATCCGCACGTCAGCCCACTTCTGAGTCTCGACCGACGTACCCAGCCACACGTTCGGGAGCGGCCAGGCGGTAACCCTGGCCCGCTCCTCGATGAGGGCCAGGTCGTTGCCGTTGATCAGGTCGGGGAGGCGTGGGACGAGCGTGGCCATCCGCCCGGGCCGCTTGGTGAGCACCTGGAAGGTGTGCTGGGGCGCCGCGGCCATCATCTGGAACACCTCGGCGATGAACTCGTCCGGGACGTCCTGGTGGAACAGGTCGCTCATCGAGTTGACGAACACCCGACGCGGCTTGCGCCACCGCAGCGGTTGGTCGAGCCGCTCGGGAAGCAGCCGCACCTCACCGGTGAACCGGCCATCCACGGCCAGACCGGCGTAGGCGGGCTGGGTCCGGAGCCGACCGGAGGCCTCCCGGGCGGCGTAGCAGTGGTCGCAGCCCTCGCTGACGTGGGTACACCCGACGATCGGGTTCCAGGTGGCCTCGGTCCACTCGATCGCGCTGGTCCCGCTCACGACCCGCCGCCTTCGTCGTCCTCGTTCTCGTGGTCGGCGGGCTGGCTTTCGACGGCCGCAGCCAGTTTGGCCTGCTCGGCCTCGGTGAACTCGTAGCCGGCGGCCTCGAGGGTGGCGAGGTAGCGCTCGACGAGGCGGCCGGACCAGTTGCCCCACGTCCAGCGGGCCCGGAACTCGCCCTCGGCCAGGAACACCGCCCGGGCGACCCGAGGTAGGTTCTCACCGGTGTGCTGGTGGAGGGTGAGCCGCCAGTCCTTGGTCGTTGAGTACTGGCCGGTGACCACCACCGGCTCGAGGCCGAGGAGCTTGCAGGCCAGCTTGGCGGCCTCGGACTCCAGCCGCTCGATCGCGACGGCGGTGATGTCGGCGAGCATCCCGAACACCGGCTCGGGCCACAGCACGGTCTCCTCGCCGGCGTCGCCGACCGAGCGGCGGGGGTTGTCGGGGGCGGGGACGATCTCGTCGACGTCGAGCATCGCCCAGGCGTGCCCTGCGGGGTGGTCGTGCCAGCCGCCGGCGGGGACCGGGCGGGTGTCGGTGGTGGTCATGGGGTTCCTCCGGGGCTGGTCTGGCAGGCGTGGAGGCGGCACCCTTGGCCGCCGTTGAGCGCCGCGATGTAGCGGTGGTGGACCTCAGTCTGCGCCTGGGCTGCGGCCAGTTCGGTCTGGGCCCGGTGCACCTCGCCGAGGAGGTCGAGGGTGTCGCGGGCCATCTCGTACTGCAGCGCCCGGTCAGGGAACCCGGCGGCCTGGTCGCGGCGGCCTTCGTAGGTGGCCTGCAGCCGGTCGAGGTCGAGGGGGGCGGGGAGGATGGCCATCAGGTCCTGACCTCCTGCAGCTGCCGTCGGGCGGTGATGGCCTCCCGCCAGACCTGGGTGAGCAGGTCGAAGGCGTCGGCGTCGTCATGCAGGCTGGCGGTGAACCCGTGCTCGATCGCCCACTGCTCCTGCAGGGCGGGGTGGCGATCGAAGATGCGGACCATGCCGTGCCCGTAGTCGCCGTAGTCCCGGTCGGGGACGGGGAGGGCGGCGTCGAGCTGGGCGAGCACGCAGCCGCAGCCGCCGGGCTGGTAGACCTCTTCGGCGAGGTCGAGGCGGTCGAGGTCGATCCGGTCGGCCCAGCCGACCATGGCCCGGTCGAGGACGGTGGCGCCGGCGGCGACGCGCTGGGGGATCGTGGGGGCCATCAGGCGCTCGCCCCCTCCGGCTCCTTGACCGGGTGGCCGGCGGCCGTCCAGAAGGCCTCGGCCCGGGCCAGCGGTTCGCCGGTGAGGCGCATGGCCTCCTGGAAGGTGATCCCCGGGAACTGGTCGGGGGCTTCGGCCTTGAGGATCTTGGCGGCGTCGTTCGCGCTCAGCCCACGCTCTCGGAGCGCGTCGCGGCCCGTCCGTTCGGGGGAAGGGCCCGAGGGGGAAGGGCCGGTCCTCCCCTCCCCCTCGGGCGGCTCGGCGGCCCCGTTCCGGGTCGCAGTGGCTTCCGCCTGCTCGGTGCGCAACCGCCCGGCAGTCAGCCCCTCGGCCGGCGGCGCGGCCTCGGCCTCGTTGCTGGCCTGGCCCATCTCCTCGGCGGTGTAGATCCCACTCATCTCCTGCGGGAACGCCTTCCGCAGGGCCAGGGCTTCGGCGCACTTGGCCAGCATCAACGCCGGCATCCGCGCCCACATCGGCGACGGCCGGGTCTCGCCGTCTCGCTGGTAGGTCTGGGCGAACTCGCTCCACAACGCGACCGCCCACAGCGGCTCCCGGAACCCCGCCCGCAGCACCGCGACCTTGGCCGCCGCCGGCGGCGCCGGATCCAGCCACACGTCCTTCCAGGTCCCGTCCCGGCCGCACCACAGGGGGCCGAGCTGGCCCTGGTAGCGGCCGGTGCGCTCGGCGATCAGCCGGTAGCCGTCGATCGAGGTCTGGATGGACATGACCCACTCTTCTCGCTTCTGGCGGCTGTTCCAGGTCTTGCGGTGGACGGCGTGGATCTGGCGGGCGAAGGGGTCCAGGCCGGTGCGGTTGCAGACGGCGACGAACAGCTCCAGCTCGTCGTCGTTGGCGTCGCGGGCGATGGTCCGCTTGAGCAGCTCGACCTTGTCGCGGGTGAGCTGGCCGCCGGTGACGGCTGGGGTGGCGGGTGCGGCGGGAACAGCGAGGTCAGTCATGGCAGGTGGGCTCCTTGGGTCAGGAGAGGGCTTCGCGGACGATCGCCTTGGCGGTCTCGTCGTCCAGGCCGCGGAAGGTGGCCGAGCGCCTGAGGGCGTAGGCGACCTCCAACGCGACCGAGACGCCGTCGACGAAGGTCCGACGCTCGGTCGAGGTCGGGGTGGTCGGGTGGTCGCTGGGGGGGGGCACCAGCTCGGCCTCGGCTTCAGGCTCGGGGATGGCCGGCACGTCTGGGCCCTGGGCCTCGGCCTCGGCCGGCTGGTCGTCGACCTCGTTGGGCTGGTCTTCGGCCGGCGCCGGGACGCCAGGGTGGCCGTCGCGGTCGGCCTTGGCCGCCTGGACGTGCGCCCAGGAGCAGAACCGGGGTTGCCAGCCGCGCTTGCCACCGGGCTGGAGGACGGGCTGGTCGCAGGGGCCGTAGCCGCAGGTTTGCCGGTCAGGTCCCGCCGCTGGCGGCCCGCCGCTGGCGGGCTCGGACGTGGGCTGGGGCAGGTCCAGGATCTCGGTCAGCTGGGTCGGACCCGCCTCCGCGGCGGCGGCCGCGGTTGCTTGGGCGTGGATCTGTGCGTGGTCGACCGAGCAGTGCCGGTACAGGCTCGCCCCGGGCAGCCGCGACACCGGCGCTGCCGGGAGGTCGCAGCCGGGCAGCGCACATGCCACGACTGGCGCCTCGGGCTGGGCGGTCATCGGCCGAACCCGGCATGCTCGTGCATGACCGCCCACACCTGCTCGACCCCAGCGGCCGGATAGCGGCGCTGGCCGCCGGGGGTGCGGATGCTGGGCAGCTTGCCGGCCTGGGCCCAGGCCAGCACGGTCCGCTGCGACACCTGCAACCTGCGGGCGACCTCCTGGGTGCGGAGCAGCTCGGGCAGCACCGTCAAGGTCGGGGTCATCGGGTGGCCTCCTGCGATCTGGCGGCGGCCGAACTGGGATGGGTGCGGGCCCGGTCGGCGCGGTCGGCGACCCGCAGGGCGACGTTGGCGGCGTCGGCCAGGGTGCTGTCGCGGGCCGGGTCGCCGAGGCGCTGGAGGACGTAGCGGGCCAGGACCCGCAAGGCCAGCGTCTCGGCCGGGCTGACGGTCACCTGGGCGGCCCGGGTCATGGGTCCAGCAGCTCCTTGAACTCCATGGCCAGGCGCTGGCCGACCACGAAGCCGGTGGAGCGGCCCTGCTCGTGGCCGAGCTTCCAGCCGGCCTGGAACCCGGCCGAGATGACCGCGTGCAGCTCCCGGTTGGTCCGGGCCCGGGCCCGCAACGCCGCCCGCAGGCGCCGCTCCCGCTTGCGGTACCAGCCGGCGGTGGTGGCGGCGGCCAGGGTGGCGGCCAGGCCGGCCACCATCGCGAAGATGGCAGCCAGCCCGGCCAGGGTGGTGAGGGTCACCGGCGGTCCCAGCCTTCGGAGGAGAGCCGCCGCTTGGCCTCGGCCGCCACCGGGCGGCGCAGGTAGCTGGTGGCGAGCAGGAACCCGATCCCGGACAGGATGAGCCCGACGCCGACGGCCAACTGCAGCCGCCAGGTGCTCGCCCCAGCGGTGAAGGGGAGCTGGCCCAGCTCCTGGGACGGCTGGGTCGCCGCGGGCCGCCGGTGACCGCCCTGCTTGGCCGGCACCTTGGGCTTGGCCGGCGGCGCCGCCGCTGGTGGCCGTCTGGTGGTCGCCGGTGGGATCAGCTGCGGCTGGTCGGGCCGATCAGGCGTCACCGGCGGCAGCGTGGTCGGGGGTGGGCTGGTGGCCGGGGGGGCCGCCACGGGCGGTGGCTGCTGCGGGTGCTCCGGCTTGGGGTGGTGGTGCCCGTGGTGAGGACGCCGCGGCTTGTGTGGGGGCTTGCGGCCCGGGCAGGACGGCCCCGAGCACTTGGGCTTGGCGCAGCGACCCTTGCCGTGCTTGCAGGGCTCGCAGCGGCCCGTGCAGACGTAGTGGCAACGGCCATGCTTGTCCCGGACGACCCGGGCCTTATGGTGGTGGTCGTCGTCGCGGTGGCGGCCATGGCGGCCGCGGTCCGTCCTGTGGCCCCGGGCCTTGGCGTGGTCCTTGTCGTGGTGACGCTCGACCCGGCCGTGCCGGTCCCGATCGCCGTGGTGGTCGCCGGCGAGGGCCGGCCCAGCCGCCAGCGTGGTGGCTGCCAGCGCGGCTAGGGCCGCGGTCAGCAGGCGTCGCATGCTGCGGTCACGCTCCTTCCGTGGTAGGGGGCTGCGGGACTGCGGCGGGCTCGGCAGACGCCGAGATCAGCGGGTCTGGCAGGCGGCGAACCATGTGCTGCCAGACCTCAGGAATCATCTGGAGCCGCTGGTCGGGGCGGACCAGGTGGACGCGGCCGTCGGCCAGCTGCAGTCGGATGAGCCCAGGGCCACCGGCGGTGCGGGCCCGGATCCGGACCGGGGTGGTCTCACCGGTGGGGACCAGCCACCAGCCGGGCATGGCGTGCAGGGCACGACCGCCACGGGCCAGCTCCGCCGGCGGGACCGGGGTCACCGACCGGCCTCTTCCACGTCCAGGTCGATCAGGCAGGACCAGCAGTCGCTGTCGCGGACCTGCCGGCCGCAGCGAGGGCAGTTGCTCCAGCGGGAGGTGGCCTCGATCTGCTCGGCCTGCTCCTCCCATGCCTGGGCCGACAGCATCCGGCCCGCCCACCGCGGGTCGTCCCGGTCGAGGGTGTCGGCTTCTTCGCGGTCGATCTGGGCGGACCGGCGGGCACCGTCGGCGCCTTCGCCCACGTAGGGGTCCCGAGTGGCGGCCATCAGGAGGCCCACTCGGGGGTGGCGCCGGTGCCGCCGCAGCGGCCACAGCCGCCGATCGACTCAGGCAGACCCAGGCAGTCGGGGCACTCGACCTCGCGGTCCGGGAAGGGGGCCACGCTGCCGCCGGCGCGCTGGAAGGCGTCGGTGTCACCGTCGAGGGTGTCGAGGAGGGCCTGGCCGAGGAACTCGTCGAACCTCATCGCCAGGTCACCAGGCCCTTGAGGGCGGCCGCGAGGCCCTTGCGGACCCGCTTCCCCTGCTTGGACGGCTGTGCCATGCTGGGCTCCTCTCGTCGAGCGCCGGCTGTCTCTTCCCGGAGGGGCCGGCGCTTGGCTTATCTGGACGCCGCCGCGCGCTGGGCACGCAGGCGCGTCAGGACGGGGTTGGGCTGGGCCGGCTCGACCCGGCACGCCTGCTCGTAGGCGGCGAGGTCGGCAGGGGCGACCCGGTAGCACTTGGGCCCGAACTTGGAGTAGCGGAGCCGGCCGGCGTGCAGGTGCTCGTACACCTGGGAACGGCTGACTTGGAGCCGCTCGGCGACCTGCTCGACGGTCAGGTACGCCGGGGTCGGGTGCTCGTCAGCCATCCGCCCGGCTCCCGCTGGTGTTCGGCTGCCGGACACCCTGGCCATGCAGCAGCGACTCAGGGGTGACCTGGAGGACCTCCGCGATCCGTTCCAGGACCTCAGGCGAGGGCTGACGGTAGCCGGACTCGATGTTGTGCCAGGTCGACCCGGAGATCCCGGCGGCTGCGCCGGCCTTGCGGAACGACAGCCGCAGCGTTTGCCGCAGTCGCCCGATTTTGGCCGTGTTGACCTGCGGTTTCGGTTGCTCGGTGGTCGTTCGCATGCAAACATCATCGGCTAGAAGTGCTCGGCAGTCAAGCACTGTTTGCACGTCTGCCGAACACGTTTGCAGCTACCCGGCCGCCAGCAGCCACAACAGGGGGTGTTCGGTGGCTAGACAATCCCGCATGGTTGCAGGTCAACGGGCTATGTGGGACAGTCCCAATATGGACACTGACCGGCCGCCACCCTCGGAGTTCGGCAAACACCTACGGTCGCTGCGTGAACACTCCGGGTTGTCGCAACGCGGCCTCGCCCGGGCCGCGGGGATCTCGGCCGCCTACGCCAGCGAGCTCGAGCACGGCTACCACCGCCGCCGTGACCCAGCCACCGGGACCACCAGCTGGCCGACGGTCCATCCCCGCCCCGCCACCGTCGCCGACCTCGTCCGGGTCCTGCGCCCCAGCTCCGAAGACCGCGACAGCTTGTACCGCTTGGCCGGACTTGACCCGCCCGCCCGATCCGGTCAAACTTCGCGGTCCACCGATTCGGTAGCTGGCCTGCCGACCAGCGGCGAGTCCCTGGACGACCTGTCCCCCGAGGCCCGACAGGTCCTCGCCGACGAACTCCGGCGCTTCGCGACAGCGCTGGAGCGAGGCAGGCCCCGGTCACACAGGGGGGACGACGATGGTGTCGACGTCGGCGAGGGCGGGCCTCAAGATCGCCCTGCGGGAGGCCCGGGCAGCCGGGCTGCAGGTCATGATGGCTGAGCACCTCCCCTCCACCGCCCGGGCCGTCTATGTCCCCGCCGGCCACCTCCAGCCCGGCCAGCCCGCCTTCATCGCCGTCTCCACCCGCCTCGACCCCGGCGGGCAGCGCGCCGCGGTCATGACCGCCCTCGAGCACCACCGCGCCGGCCACAAGGCCCAGCCCGACGACCCCCACCGGTGGCGCCGCGAGCACGAGCGGGCCCGCCGCCGCGCCCTGGCCCGGCTGCTGCCGGCGCCGGCGCTGGCCCGGGCCGCCGCCCGCGGCGCCACCGTCGCCCAGGTCGCCATGGCCATGGGCGTCGACGAGACCGCGGTGCGCTGGCGGATCACCCATGCCGAGGCGGCCGAGACCCGCCTGGTCCGCCTCGAGCTCGCCGACCACACCCAGGCCACCGGCTAACGCGAGGCCCTGGTGCCGTCGTCGGCGTGGGTGGAGCGGGACCGCAAAGGCTGGCGGGTCCGCTGGCGCGACGACCTCGGCCACAAGCAGACCCTCCCTGGCAGCCACCCCACCCGCAAGCAAGCCCAGGGCGAGGCGGACGCCCTCAAGGTCGATTCGCGTCGCGGCGCCTTCGTCGACCCCCGCGGCGGCCAGATCCTCCTCGAGGAGTGGGCCGCGTTGTGGCGCGAGCACCGCCTGGTCCGCACGAGCACCCAGGCCGCCCAGGACAGCCGCCTCGACCGGCACATCCTGCCCGCCTTCGGCCGCCGCCCCCTCGGCCAGATCAGCCGCCTCGAGGTCCAACGCTGGGTCGGTGAGCTCCACCGGCACCTGGCCGCTGACACGGTGCGGTCCTGCTACCGGCTGCTGGCCCAGCTGCTGGAGGCCGCGGTCGACGAGGACCTGCTGGTGCGCTCGCCGTGCCGCAAGATCCAGCTCCCCAAGCCCGACCCGCGCGAACCCCGGGCGCTGACGGCGGCCGAGGCCGGCCAGCTGCTGACCGCGATCGCCGCCACCGAGTGGGCACCCTCGGCGCATCCCCTGGTCCTGACCCTGCTGGGGACCGGGCTGCGCTGGGGCGAAGCCACCGGCCTCCGCCGCGGCCGGCTGCAGCTGCTCGGCCGCCCCCCGACCCTGACCGTCGCCGAGGCCCTCCACGAAGTCCGCGGCCACCTGTCGTTCGAGCCGCCCAAGACCACGGCTGCCCGGCGGGTCCTCCCCCTCCCCCCGGTGGTGGTCGACGCCCTGGCCGCCCACCTGCCCCCCAACGGCGCCGCCGGCGCCGTGGTGTTCCGCGGCCCCCGCGGCGGGCTGCTCAGGACCAGCAACTGGCGCGAAGACCTCTGGGTCCCCGCCCTCAAGGCCAGCAACGTGTTCCCCGAGCCGTGGCCGGTCGACGCCGACGGCCACGAGATCAGCCCCCTGCATGTCCACGACCTGCGGCACACGGCCATCAGCTGGCTGGCCAGCGCTGGGGTGCCCGAGCACGTGCGGCGGGCCTGGGCCGGCCACACCGGCGCCGCTGGGGTCCACAGCCGCTACGTGCACCTGTTGCCCGGTGACGCCGACCAGGTCCTCGCCGTGCTCCAGGAGCGGCTGGGCTCCGCAGGCGCGGCCCGGGCCGCCGGGCCGGCCTGA